TGCTCAGAAACTTATTTTAGATCTTCTTAAGGAGAGAGCAGAGACTGGTAGAATCTATATCATGAACATTGACCATTGTAATTCTCACTCTTCCTTTACGGATAAAGTGACGATGAGTAACTTATGTCAAGAGATCACACTTCCTACCAAACCATTAAATCATATTGATACTGAAGATGGTGAAATTGCCCTCTGTATTCTTTCTGCTATCAACGTTGGTAAGATTAATCGTTTGGATGAATTGGAGTCCCTCTGTGACCTTTCTGTAAGGGGTCTAGAAGAGTTGATTGATTATCAGTCTTATCCAATTACCGCAGCACAGAATAGCACTATAAATCGTCGTTCTTTGGGTATAGGTTTTATTGGATTTGCTCATTATCTTGCAAAAAATGGTGCTAAGTATGACTCTCAAGAAGCATTGAATCTTACTCATGACCTGACTGAAGCATTCCAATACTACTTACTTAAGTCTTCTAATGAGATTGCAAAGGAAAAAGGTACATGCAAATACTTTAGATTCACTAAGTATGCTACTGGAGTTCTTCCTATCGATACATATAAAAAGGATGTAGATGAACTGGTCGAACCAAAGTACAAATATGATTGGGAATCTCTTAGAGCATCTATCGTGGAACACGGACTCAGGCACAGCACGTTGTCCGCACAGATGCCTTCGGAGAGCAGTTCCGTTGTGTCAAATGCCACAAACGGAATCGAACCTCCTAGAGACTACCTGTCCATTAAGAAGTCAAAGAAAGGACCTCTTAAGCAAATTGTTCCGTCTTATGGACACTTGAAAAATAACTACACACTCTTGTGGGATATGCCTTCTAACGAAGGATATATCAAGGTTATTGCAGTTATTCAAAAATTCTTTGATCAGGCAATTAGTGGTAACTGGAGTTACAATCCAGAGAACTATGAAGGTAATGAAGTTCCTGTGTCTGTAATGGCAAATGATCTACTAACTACATACAAGTACGGTTGGAAAACCAGTTACTATCAAAATACTCACGATATGAAAAGTGATGAGGTTGTTGATGTTCCACAGACATCAAACACCGAATTAGAAAATCTTTTAAACACTTTAGAACAAGCCGAGGAGGGAGAGTGTGAATCCTGTTCAGTTTAAGTTAACAGAGAAAATGGAAACCCAAATAAAGGGTATGACGGTATTTAATACCGAACAAGTAGATACTAAAAAACAACCAATGTTCTTTGGAAAACCATTGGGGATTCAACGTTATGATACTTATAAGTATCCAGTATTTGATAGAATTACTACTCAACAGTTAGGATATTTCTGGAGACCTGAAGAGGTTTCTTTACAGAAAGATCGTGGTGACTATCAAACTCTTCGTCCAGAACAAAAACATATCTATACTTCTAACTTGAAGTACCAGATTATGCTTGATTCTGTACAGGGTCGTGGTCCTGGCATGGCATTCATCCCATACTGTTCTTTACCAGAACTAGAAGCATGTATGGAAGTCTGGGGTTTCATGGAGATGATCCATAGTAGATCCTACACTCATATTATTAAAAATGTATATGCAAATCCTAGTGAAGTCCTTGACAAAATCTTAGATAATGATAGAATAATCGAACGCTCTGCGACTGTCACCCGTTCTTATGATGATTTCATTAACTCTGCTCAAGAGTATGGAAGTGGTGCAGCATGGAAACATGCTCAAGAAGGTGCAGGTCACTTCAAACAAGATAGATACGAACTCAAAAGGAAACTATATAGAGCAATTGCTAATGTAAATATCCTGGAGGGTATTAGGTTCTATGTATCGTTTGCTTGCTCGTTTGCGTTTGGTGAACTCAAACTTATGGAAGGATCCGCTAAGATTATCTCTCTCATCGCACGAGACGAAAATATCCATCTTGTCATTACTCAAAACATCCTCAACAAATGGAAAGAAGGTGATGACCCAGAGATGGCAAAGATTGCAAAGGAGGAAGAGGAATGGGTAATCTCTATGTTCGATGCAGCAGTTAATGAAGAAAAGCGTTGGGCAGACTATCTGTTCAAGGATGGATCTATGATAGGTCTTAATGATAAACTGCTATGTCAATATGTGGAATGGATTGCTAATCGTCGTCTAAGAGCGATTGGTTTAAAACCACAATACGATATTGCTGCTAGAAACAATCCTCTACCATGGACACAACATTGGATCTCATCAAAAGGATTACAGGTTGCTCCTCAAGAGACTGAAGTTGAGAACTACTTAGTTGGTGGTATCAAACAAGACGTCAAAAAAGACACATTCTCAGGTTTTTCACTATGAAATATGATGACTCCAACTGGAGAGAAGAATACAAAGGATACACAACCAATAAAAGGTATCTAGAATTACTTGAGAACGGACCTAAAAGTCTTTCTCAAGCATGGTTATTGGGTGCATTGCATAACGAATGGAAAAAGATGAAGGGATATACAGATCCTTATGATGATAATGAGGGTCAATATCAATCATCATTAAAGGAGTTTTACGCTAAGAACAAAGATCAAGGTTTATGATTAAATGGTTGAAGGAGGAGTTTACGAAAACCCCTGGTTATATGAGGGTAAACCTTTCACTTCTGATGATATTGGCGACTTCTTCGGTTACGTCTACTGCATTACAAATATCATCACGGGTCGAAAGTACATTGGAAGAAAGTATTTCGTACAGAAACGAAAACCTAAAGGAGGCAAGCGACGTGTTACGTCAGAGTCTGACTGGAAGCGGTATTACGGAAGCTCTGACGAACTTAAACAAGACATTAAAGAATACGGTAGAGATAATTTCAGAAGAGAAATCATATCCCTCCACACAACCCTTGGAAAAGTAAACTACGAAGAGACAAGACAACTGTTTCTTAATGATGTCCTGACAGAATCACTTGACGATGGGACACCAAAGTATTATAATAGCAACATCCTCGGACGCTATATGAAAAAAGATTATGGAAACTTTGAATGAAACATTTTAACAATGTACTTAGTGACAACCTACTCTCAGACATTCGTATAGAAGTATCTGAAAAACATGATGAAGAAGAATGGAAAGCTAGTTTTGCCTGGCGTAATGGATTGATAAAAGGTTTCTTTTCCAATTGTTTATCTACACATATTGGTGGGGAAATGAAAGAAAGAATTGTAAAAGAAATACAACCATTTGTACCAAAATGTAAAGATTATGTATTACAATATTACATTTGGCAACAACTTTCTGGTATTGCTGTTCATAATGATGAAGATAAAGTATTTGGTGCAACAATATATCTAAATGATACATGGGAACCTGAAAACGGTGGAGTTTTTCTATATAAAGATAAAGAAAAAACAGGTCCTGAATGGACTGCTTTATTACCTGAGCATAATACAATGGTCTTGAATGATAATAAGGAACAACATATGGTAACAGCAGTGTCACCATATTCTACTGATTTAAGATACACCATCCAGATTTGGGGAGTAAACGAAACCTATGCAGATTAACCTGAGAAAAAGACTTGGGGTTATGTGTTCTGGTAATGGCACTAATTTTCAAAACATAGTTACAAATCAAATATGTAATCATCACGAAGTTGTATTGATGATACACAATAAGAAAAAATGTGGTGCTGCTAAAAGAGCAAACAAATATGGTATCCCACATTGTTACGTTCATTATAAAGATGAAGATAAGATGATAGAACTTTTTGATGAATATAATGTAGATCTTATTATCTTGGCAGGATATATGAGAGTTCTTAAAAAACCTAATGAATTTACTTGTCCGATTATTAATGTCCACCCATCACTATTACCAAAATATAAAGGTTTGCATGCTGTGGAACAGGCAATGGAAAGTGGAGACAAAATGACAGGATGTACAGTTCATTACGTAAATGAAGAATTAGACGGAGGACAAATAATTAAGCAAGCAAAAGTTCCAATATTTGAAACTGATACTGTAGAAGAATTAACAAAAAGAATACAAAGAGAAGAGTATCGTATTTTACCCGAAGTTATAGATAGTTTACCATGAAAAAATACAAAGTAAGAGTTTACATTAGACTAAGAGAATCAGTATCTGATGCAGCAGGTAATGCTGTGAAGGCAAACTGTAATAAAGTCGCACCTGATATTAAAGTAGAAAAATTAAGAATCAATAAAATTATTGAAATGTTAATTGAAGCAGAGAGTGAAGAGAAAGCAAGAGAGCAATTAGATTTATTAAGTGATAGATTATTTGCGAATGTTGTAATTGAAGATTGGGAATATGATCTACTAGAGGTAGGTCCTCACTATCCCGACTCAGCATTTTAATGACAGAATTAAAAAGAACACCATTATATGAATCCGCAATAAAATCAGGAGGGAAAATGGTTCCTTTCTCTGGTTGGGAAATGGCAGTTCAGTTTGAGGGTTTAATTAAAGAACATAAAACTGTTAGAGAATCTTGTGGGATGTTTGATATATCTCATATGGGTTCTTTAAGATTAATTGGAGAGAATGTAAAAGATAAATTACAATACTTAGTTCCTACTGACTTAGATAGATTAACAG